ATGGTGCCGGCCATTTCACGGATCGTGCCCGAGGGGCTATACGCCGTGCGAAGGCCGAAGGGAGCATTGGTCGAGGACATTCTCGATTCCTTCTGCTAGGTTGAGAAATCCCTCACCTGCCATCAAAGACAGGGTCGGGCGCTTCTTCACGCAAGCTAGAAATGCCATCCTCTTCTACCAATCTGGACTTGGAGCCACGGGCGCGATCCGCCATCATGTCATTGTCCGAGATCATCCGCTCTTCCTCTCGCAGCGGCGCGTCGTGGTGCGCCTCTCGCATAAGACGATGATACAGACGGATCGGCAGTTTTGCTGCGATCATCTCGTTGACACCGACCAAGCCGGCATACTCGCCGGTCTTAACCGTCGCATATTCCCAGCCCGGAACCTCTTCAGGCTTGATGGGCTCGTAGCCGAGCCGGAATCGCCCCTGAATAGAATCACGCGGATTGGTCGTGGTCAGCCAGCACACATGGTAGCCGGGGATCTCAGGCAGATCCGGCAGTGCGCTTTGATAAAACGAGTCACGAAACATCTGAACTCGGTCATCATCGGAGAGCTCGCGGCTCTCTGTAACGCGGCGATCATCCATCGCGCGGCTACGACGTGCAGGATCAGAAAGCTTCTTCAACCGTTCATCGCTAGTCATATTCATCGCTCGCTCCTCTTTAGCGCGCTGCCTTATTCTGTTTGTCCCAGTTGCGGTAGTATTTGATCATCTCATCACGCCTAACTGGGTCATCCCATGCACCTGAATCTTTGAGGGCCTCTATGCGACCCTTACTCAATTCATACGCTACTTTGCCGGGAGCCATCTGACGGCTGTTCCCGACCGGAGGGCCACGCCTCCCTGTTCGAGGTTCAGTATAGTCCGAATCAGTATCTTCTGCAAAACGGTGCGGAAGATACTTGGTAAGTCGGCGATCCAGCTCGTCCCAATACTGGTCGGTTGCCGGGTTAAATCCCTCACGGGCTAGGCCGGCGTCGATGGAGCGAACCACATCCGAATCGGCGTCAGAGCCGTTTGGCTTGAACCAAGGGTTGTCCTCCGCCCAGCGCTGAGCCTTCATATCCACGATGGATGGGGCAGGCGCAGGAGCCGCAGGGGCTTCGGAGAGCTTTTGTTTAACGCGATTGATTTCCGCGGCCTTGGCAAGGGCGTGGTCTCGCTGCCGCATAAGCTCGGCAAACCGCGCGCCATCGCCAACTTCTATTGCTTTGGCAAGAGCCTGCTCAGCATTGCGAACGCCCATCAGAGCCTGATTATAACTCTGATCGATGTTGCCGCGTGTGAAGTTGACCGTCTGGTCCTCAATCGCCTGAAGACGCTGCTGCAAAGCCTGATTTTGCTGAATCAGCCACTGCATTTCCTCCCGCGTCTTGTCACGGGCGAACTTCTGGTTCTGTTTCCGACGCTGGCGTTCGGCGCGCTTGGCGTCTCGGCGAGCGTCCTCTTCCATCGTGCGGCTATCGGAAAGACGCTCGTCGTCCTCCGAATCGTCGCCATCATCTTGGTCCTGAGCATCGGCCTGTTTCGCCTCTACTTCAGTTTCCTCAATGATTTCAAACTCTTCAGCAGATTCGGCTTCTTGCTGTTGTGCCTTCTCGGTGCTGTTCATGGCGTCGCCTCTCAGATGTGCGCTTTGATGTCGGTGGGATCTTCGACCTCGCCGATCATGTTCAGGTCATCGAAAATGGCGAACTGCACCTTCTCGTAATAGCCTTCGAGCTCAGGAGCAGTCTTCTCCCAGCGCACGCCGCCGTACTTGGGGACAAACACATACGAGCCCGGCTGGCACCACTGGCCTTCAGCCCAATGCTCTAACGTGTTGCGGTTTTTGTAGGCGAGCGGCCCGATAGCAATCACCTTTGCGACGCAAGTGTTGTCGAGCTCGGTTGCTTGGCTCTCGGGAGCGTAGTGAATACCGCCTTTGCTTTTTGTGCGAGGGCGGCGGATTTGAACAAGAACGCGAGACCCAAAAGGTCGGATGTTCGGTTTAACATCGGGGAACAGATCCGCGATTTCCTGCTCGGTAAGTTTGTCATCCGAGACCTGCTGAGCCGTGACCGGCACAATTAGACTCGGGAACAGCTTGCTATACTCGGGCGGAATGCTGTTTCCACCATTGTCCAGCGCGACGTTTGTTGTCATGCCCCTCTTCCTCTTCATCTCCGGCTAGAACCTCATCGATGATTTCCATCGCTCGGTTTAGGCCGGCGTACATGCCAGCCCGGCGTCCAAACTCAAAAGGTGAGCCGTCGCCGGGCTTCTCTAAGGTTTCATGGGCTATTAGACTTTTTTCCTCTAACAGCCTCTTGATTACGATTTCAATCATATCCCCATCCTGTCAAGCAGTCATTTATTCCCATCAAAGGATTTTAATCCTGACTGCGGACGGCGGTCGGTATTGCCCTTGAGGTTCTTGTGAATGCCATACGGGGCGTGCGGCTTCACATTGTCGCCAATCATCTTCTTGCTGGCTCCAGCCGGCTCGTCGTTGACCGGGAGCCCCATCGCGAGGCGCTTGTGCTGGGGGATCATGCTAGTGTCCATTTTCAGTCCTCACGGGTTGGGGTTTATGCCTCGGCCTGTTGAATACGGAGTCTTTATGCCCTGTTCGGCCTCAAACACAGCAAGCTCCTTGGCAGTCATATTGTCTTCGCGGTTCATCGCCATACGGGCCTCGAGCTCCATCTCGCGCTCCTGCCGCTTGATGGCGTCCAGCTCCATTTCGCGCTGAATACGCAGGCGCTCCAGCTCCATGCGCCTGTTCTCAATTTCGGTCTGAGAGGCCATCTTGGCCTGCTCGAGCCCGATGCGAGCCTGATCGGCCTGCGCCTTAGCCTGATCCGCCTGCGCTTTGCGCTGCGTCTCCGCCATGAGCACCTGCGTCGGATCGGCTGGCTGCTGGGGCTTAAACTGCTGAAGCAGTTGCTGCGCCTGCATAACAATCGGCGGGAGACCCTCGAACGTCGCCGAGATGTCAGGCATGAACCTCTGAGAGGCCATCGCCAGCGTCCGGTCAACTTCAGCCGAGATCTCGGGATCTTTGCCAGCCAAGAACTGATCCAGAGGCACCCCGGTCGCAGCGCTCGCCTGCTCATAGAGATAGGTCGAGTACCAATAGACCATGTGCTCTTTGATGTGCTGAAGGACGCCGGGGATATAGACCGGCGCAATCAGAGGATTAGACCCGAAGATCGGAGATCTCAGATAGTCCAGATGGACCTGAAGGTGGGCCAGATGATCCTGCAATGGGAAGGCAGCGACAGGCTTGCCGAGCGTCATCGCGAGGTTCTCGTTCACCGCGTTGAGCTCGATGGGCTCGGGGCGTTTAACGAGAAGATCCTTGCCATTCGGGATCTTGAGGCGCTCGAGGAAAAGCTCTTCGACGGCTCTCTGGTCATAGAGCTGCGGCATTGCAGCAGCGCGCTGAGCGACAGCCTGCACTTGAGCGAAACGCTGCGCCTCAGAGAAGATATTGGGGTCTGATACCGGAATTACGTCAAGCGGACCTCTGAAGTCTTCTGCCTTGGCGATAAGTTCACCAGTGGCTCGCTTGATATAGTCGTCACTCAGGTGTTTTGCGTTAAGTCGATGCAGTACGCGCAACGTCATCTGCATCGAATTGTGGAGGCGGGCATGGATGGCCGAGAAGACCGTCATGCCCTGCTCGATAAGGGCCAGCGTTGTGCCCACAGGCTGCTGCGGGCTTGCCTGCTTGAGATCCTCAAACGTGGTACGGACCACGCCCTTGGCCGCGTCAGTGACAAAGCCCAGCAGCGAAAACAGAACCGCGTTCGGAGGATTGAACGGAACCGGCATGGCGATCTTGCGAACATCATCAACGCCAACGCCGCCCTCGATTTCCGTGACCTGCGTCGGCTCAATACGATCAGACTGGCCGCCACGCGACCCGCCCTTGAGCTTCAACATGCCGGGGAAGTTGTTAATGTGAGCGCTATCGAGCAGTGCGCGTAGAGCCCCCGTCGCAGCCGCCGATAGCGAACCAATCATATGCGGCAGCCCGATTGGATATGCGCCACGCCACGGAACGAAAGGCCACTCGATGATATGGATCAGCTCTTCCTGCCTCTGGTCGTCCTCGTCCCAGTTGCGGTAGATAGAAAGAACCTGACGACTGGTTTCATCAATCGTCACCAAATATGGGGCGAGGCCAAAGTTATCTTCAAAATCAAGATAGCAGGCGACTTCAAACAGGGTTCTGAGGCCGTCCTCGTTATATGAGGTCTGCTCTTTGCCCTCGATCTTGTCGTTAGCCTTGGCCGGCGCAGACTGCTCTGGCTCTTTCGGAGAGGTCAGATCGATCTCGCGATACATGCCGGCGTTGACGCGCTTCTCAAACTCGAGCTTGGTCAAACGCTGAACGTGCGTCTTTCTCTCGGCGCTATAAAAGCTTGTGGCGCTGTACGGCAGATAAATGTCGTCGATGGGCACAAACATGAAGATCGGGCGATCTTTCTGCTCATCCCAATAGAGCTTAGTGTACTGAACGCCACCGAGCGGGATCTGAGTCGTGGTCTGTTCCATCTCTGGACGGAACTCGATCATCTGCTCAGTGAGCTGCCAGTTCATAAACTTTTTCTTGCGGAGAGCCTTTTCAAGCTTCTCCTGCGTGACTTCGCCGGGGATGTATTCCTTTACAGGACCGTTTGCCGGAAGAAGCTCTTTCGTGACACGCGAAGAGAAATCCACGCAAGCTTCGGTCAGCATCGGATGCACGACCTTTGAAGCGCCTTGGAACTGCGCTCCACCGGGCGCATCTTCGCCAAGACCCGTGCGCCGCAGGCCCTCCTCGTACTGCTTGTCACGCAGCGTTCGCGCCTGCTTATCTCTCTCGATGAACTCGAGGAGCGAGTTTGCAATCTCCTGCATGTCCGCAGAGGGCATCTCCTCTGCAAGATTCATGTAGAACTCTGCGTTCTCTGCTACGGTAGGCTCGTCCATGATGACGGTTGCCGAGCCATCTTCGTTCTCGATGATCTCGGTCGTATCCTCGTCAACCTCGAGCTCCACGCCTTCCCGCTTCTCGTTCTCTTCTTCCATCGGATTTCTCTTCTATCAGGTGCGCGTGGCGTAGAACTGATGCTCAGGCCGCTGTCCATAGCTGTAATACTGAGACATCTCGGCTGGCGTAAATGTCCGCTGCATTCCCTTCGCAGCATCGGCAGCATTGGCCGCATCAAGAGCAGCCTTATCAATAACTGGCTCGCTCGTCTTTTTGGCGGCGTCAATCATAGCCTTTTCGAGAGCCTGTTGGGAAAGGTTTTCCGTTCCCAGAGCGCCCATCCAATGCTTTACGCCTTCCTGCTCACCAACGCGCCCAAACAGTTTCTGGTAGGCATCCTGAACGCGAGCTTCCGGCGACTCAGCAAGCGCCTTGGCGATTTCATCATATGTCGCGCCTTCATTCAGACGATTAAGCCAAAAGGCGCTGCCCGGATCTTCGGCGCTCGAGCGGTAGAACTCTTTCATGTACAGATCGTAGATCTGACCTTCGGGCGTAGCGCTGAATGCTTGTCCGAGCTGATCTCGACTAATTTCCCCAGATTGCAGTTTGTCAGCCCAGAACTTCAGTCCCTGTTCATCGTAAGGCCTGCCGGTTTCACCCATGTAGGTGTCTTTGACGAAATTCTGGTTGCCTGCGTAGTTCACGCCTTCCTGAGTGTCGGCGAAAATACGAGCAAGATCATCCGGGGCAATCTGCCCTGTGCTGAGCATATTATTCCAATAATCAAGGCCACCGGCGTCCGCGGCTCGACCAAACTTGCTGGTGTAGAGATCTTTGACTAGCTGAGAGTAATCCATGTTGTTCTCCTACCCCAATCGAGAAAGCGGGCCGGGGCCGACCGAGGCCGCCACGTTTGGATTCTGCGGTACGGGGGAGGCCACAGGACCGGCGTTTTTGTTCATGTACATGGACATAGGGTATCCCATGCTCAGCATCGGAACGGAAGCGGCTGGAGCCGGCGCGAGAGGCGAAGCGTGCATAGCGTCCGATCCGAAAGAATCATATGCAGTCAAGCCGGGAGGGGCAGACACATAACCCGGTGTAAACGCCCCATCGGTAAATGCCTGCGTCGGGCGAGTAGGATCGACCAAGCCTCCGTTGGCATAGTTCTGCTGCCCAAGCAGGTAGTTCCTTTGCCGGCGAATGGCGTCAGCCACAAATTCTTGCTTCTTTTTCTCTTCAGCAGCCTTTTCAGCGGCGCTCGATATCAGCGTGACAAGATCCGCCCCCGGAACTGCTGCCGCCATATCTGGCATGAATACAGTCTGATCTAGCCCATCTGGGCGGGCATCCTGTCTTGCAAGATCCTCAATCACCGCGGCGACAGATGGCTGGTCAGTGACCGGCCCAGCCCTGTTGTCAGCCGTCGTGATGTCGAAGACGGAAGGCGCAGGAGCAATTTCAGTTACAGGCAGATCAGCGAGAGCCTCGGTGCGCGCCTCAGTGGTCTGTCCGGGATCGGTAGAGGTGCTCGCAATGCTCTGGTCCCCGCGGCTGTCCTGCGTGTTGGAGGCCGTGCTCAGGGACGAGCTATAAGCCTCTGCGCCGGGAGCCGCAGCCGTTAGACCGGGGGACGTGGAATACAGACTTTCACCCGACATCAGGCCACCGCTGCCGGGAGCCGTTCCCGGAGCAGCCGCAGAGACCTCCGAGGCGCGAGCGACATCTTCAGCCGCGAGCGCAGCCGCCAAGTTAGCTGACGGCGAAGACTTACCTTGGAAACCGCCCTGAACGTCCTCGGCTGTCGCCTCTGCGGCCTGCCGGCCCGCCAACATGGAGTTCAGAACCGAATCCATAATGGCGTTGAAGGTAGCCTGACCGGGAAGGGTGTCATCGGTCGGGGCTTCGCCGGTCGGGGCCTCGCCGGTAGGCTCGCCATCGGTTTGAGAGCCCGCAGTGGGACCGCTTTCGGTCGAGTCAGACGCCGTGCCGCTCTCAGTCGCGCCGCTGGTTGCGCCATCGGTTGCGCCGCTTGTCCCGGTAAACCCGTAGCCCGAAGCGGCCTCGCTCATCGCAGCGCCGGCCTCGCCCGTATAGCCGGCCTCGTCGCCGGTATCGCCGTAGCCACCCCAGCCACCGCCCCAGCCGCCCCAGCCTCCGCCGCCTTCGTCAGAGCTGCCGCCCTCTCCAGACGCCGCGCTGCCACCCTCGTTGCCGGAATCGCTGCCGGATCCGCCTTCGCCGCCCTCATCGAACGACATCAGCCCGGTGGCCGGGTTGATCTTGCCTGACCCACCAAGCCGCTTCAGGATCGAGGCCTCACGCGGGTTGATTTGCGCGATGATCTTGTCTTCGTTAATGCCAAGCCGGGCCAGCTCCTGAAGGATGGCCTTGATCTCTCTCGGCTGATACGTCTCCCCGCCGGCCTCGATGGGCTTGGCGGGAAGGCCGATGTGCTTGGCATAGTTGTTCATGACGAGCCCTCACTCGCCATTTATAGCACGAGCGCGCAGCGCCTGCCTAAGCTCGCCCACAAGGCTGTCAGTTTTCCCCTTCTTGATCTGAGCTTCGAGGCCCTTCAAAAGCGGGATTGACTTGGGATTGCTGACAAGGCGCTCGCTAAGATCGAGAAGATCCTCGCTCAGGATGTTCTTGGCAAACAGCGCAGCACGTTCCCTCGGCATATTCGGAGTAGCCTTCAGGATGATGTTTGTGAGCTGCGGCCTGTAGATACCATGCTCTTCCGCGACATCCCGGAAAGACACGATGGCGCGCTCGATGGCGTCTTGCTTGCTTGCAGACCCGCCCTTGGCGTACCCTACTGATTCTTTTGAAGGTTCTTTGGCAGGTCCGCCTCTTGCTCGGCTGACAGATCCGCCGGCGGCGTTCCCAGATACGCCAGATCCAGATACGACTCCCGCGTCACCGGCACCTTGAACCGATTCATCAACCGCTCCAGCGGGTCGGAACCATGTGGGCGGGTTGACCCCTCCTGCGAGGTCGCTGACTGCTTTTCTTGTGTCATCAAGAGATGCCCTTCCTGCTCTGTATTCATCCCACAGCGCATCAACAGCGGCCATGTTTTTGGGTGTTTTAAACGTATCAGGGAACAGGCCCCTAACCGCTTCCCAAGTAATGGACTGCATCTGTCGAGGCAGAATACCACGCTCCTGCGCTGCCCGTCGATAGGCTTCTGCATAAAGCGGATAAGTGCCCTGAATACCGCTGGCCGCCGACCCGGAAGCCCCAGCCATTCCTTTTGGCGCGGACGTTTTGAAGTTGTGCGCTACTTCGACAGACTTCTGACTCAACGGACGCAACAGGCCTGCCGCGACAGCGTGCGTATCGATGGTCACATCGCCTCGCGAAGAATTGGGTGCGAGGATGTTGTTATAGAAGTTTCTGACCTTGTGCTTACCGCCCATGATGTCATTCAGAAGAGCGGGATCACCATTGCCCTCGACAGCGCGAATAGCCTTGGCGATTTCGTTCATGCTTCCCCACGCAACACGAGCGTCCTCGCCCTTCGATGTTTTGACCATATCGCCAAAACCGCCTTCCGGCGTAACGATGGGATAAGCTTTCGAGTTGTGAGCCTCATCATACAGACGAGTCCACATTGCTTTCAGGATTGCCTTTTCATCATCAGGCAAATCAAGCTTCGATATGTCGCCAAGAGAACGTCTGTTGATCTGATCAAACAGAGATGTGTACTCAGGCTTGTTCAGAGACGCGATGCTCTCATATGTCTTCTGCATTTCTGGGCTGAACGAGAACCCATTATAGAAGTTGTCTCCGCCGCCCTTAACGACATCGAGAACGCGCTTTGCGAGAGACACATTCTGATACCAGTCTTTCTGCGGTGACAGAGCGGCAAGAGCGCCAGCAACAGCGCTATCTGGGACGCCATATTCTTTTGCCCAGTCATCAGTGATGACACGAGCGCCGTCGTACCAAAGTTGTGAGCGGGAGCGAATGTTCTCAGGCACCTGATCGTGCAGATAGATCAGGTTGTCCTTCACATGATTGATGAAGTTTTCAGCGACCTCGTCAGGCGTTCCAGCTCTCAAGCTTTCCGGCATGTTGACGTAGTCTTTAACAAGATTGACGTTGTTCTCGAACATCTCCGGCGTCGCTTTCATCGACGGGAGGTCGGCGATGAGACGCTCGCCTTCGACTTCCTCGATGCGCTTCTTGCCGGTGGGATAGCGCGTGTTGATCATCGCAGGATGATCTGCGCCAACGTCTGCCGCTTTTGCGGCGTCGTCTGCCGCTCGCGCTGCGGAGGCCTCGACCGCCTCGTCAGCGCCGGAGATAGCCGCCTTCGCACCCGACTCTGCTGCGTCTTCTGCGCCCTTCATCTTTCGAGCGATGCGAGCGGCCATGCCAACACCGGGTAACGCGCCAGCCGCGGCCATCCCATAGATTTGGCGCAACGATGTGGCTTTCTTAACGTCGCCTTCTGCTTCCGCCTTCTTCATCTGGTCGTAGAGATCGGTGGCGTCATAGGCGGAGATAGCCTCGCCAATGCCGGGCAGGAAACTGCCAACCGTCTTGGCAAACTCGACCGGACCTTTGGTCGCCTCATCCACGAACATGCTTCCAAACTTGCGGATGTCCTCGCCCAAACGCTGCGACGGATCAGGGCCAGAAGAAACATCGGCGAAGTAGCCGCCTACGGTGCCGGGGATATCGGACAGGCCTTTTGCAGCCTGACGGATCGGTTCGCCAACAGATGCGCCAGCGCCCGCCACTCGGTCAGCCATAGCCTCGTAGGCACCCGGAGCCCGGCCTTCCTGCTCGACGCCCTCCATGCCGGTGAACCCGCCCATCGGGTCGAAGCTCGGCATGACAGGGCCGCCGCCGGCGAACTGGCGACTATACTCCAGCGAGCCCGTCAGGTTGCGCCGGGCGGGGTTGTACTGACCGGACAGGCTGAACCCATCCCGACCCACGTTGACGCCGTAGCCGCGGCCACCGGGGCCTTGCGAGGCCTGCACGCCGAAATAGGTGTCCGGGTCAAACGGCCTGCCACCGAGGCCAACCGTGTTCTCGCCTCGAGCGCCACGCATCGCCGGCTG